ATGCGAACGGCAATGTGGTGGCATTTGCCGGAACCGGTACCACCGCCGCGCAGTTTGCCGGTGTGGCTGCCGCGGAGATCAAGAGCGCTCTGACCTATCTGGACCCGGGCAACGGACAGTTTGCTCCCGGCGAGGCGGTGGGTGTGTTCCAGCGGGGCAGCATCAATGTGAAGTGTTACGGCACCACAGCCCCCAAGCTGGGCGGCGCGGTGTATGTGCTGCTGAACACCACGGAGACCGCGGGGCTGTCCAACGTGCCTACCGGTTCTTTTACGGCGATGGAGGACGGCACCACAACCGCCAACACCGTGCAGCTGACAAATTGCCAGTGGGGCGGTCCCGCTGATGCAAACGGCGTGGCTGAGCTGGTCATCCTGACCCGCGCCAACGCCTGAAAGGAGGACTAACACATGAGCTTTACCAATGTTGGAACCACCAACGCCGGGGTGTTCACCGCCCGGACCCAGGGCGCAGTGACCGGCGTGCCCACTATGGACGCAAACGGCATTCAGTCCGGAAACGCGTTCCTGGTCTCCGAGCTGGAGAAGCGGGACCCGCTGATTCGCAAGCCCCTGACCAGTTTCACCTATCCCCGCGACATCGTGATCCAGTCCGGCGGCGGCTGGGTGGATTATGTGTCCGCCATGACGGTGGCCTATGGCTTGACCGGAGGCGCGGGCGCATCTCCTGTGACAGCAGGCAGTGCCAACGGCATCCCCATCGTGCAGGCCAGTGTGGACAAGGGCGTGTTCAAGGCCCACACCTTCGCGGCGGCCCTGCGGGTCATGTGGCAGGATATGCAGCGGGCCAACTACATCGGCCGGTCCCTGGACAATCTGCTGCAGGATGGCGTGCGAATGTCTTATGACAAGCACGTGGATCAGAACACCTATACCGGAATCACCGAGTATGGCACCACGGGCCTTGTGAACAGCCCCCTGGCGACAGAGACCACCGCCGCAGCCACCGGCACCAGTTCCGGAACGGAGTGGAGCACCAAGACGCCCGATCAGATTCTGAACGACGTGAACACTGCCCTGCTGACGGTTTGGGCGGCCAACGGCTACGACCTCTCCGCCATCCCCAACCACATCCTGCTGCCCTATGAGCAGTATAACTACATCATGACCACCAAGGTAACCGACCTGGCCACTGAGACCATCTTCGACTTCCTGATGAAGAACAACGTGGCGGCCAAGAACGGCGGCGACCTGTTTATCGGCGCAACGGCCTGGTGTAAGGGTGCGGGCTCCGCCGATGCAGACCGCATGGTGGTGTATGTGAACCACGAGCGGTTTGTGAAGGAGGACGAGCTGGTGCCCCTGAGCCGGATCATGTCTCAGCCCAATGTGGAAAACGTCTGCTACGACACCGCTTACATGGCGAACCTCTCTGAGGTGGAAATCTTCTATCCCACCTCCATCCTGTATGTGGACGGAATTTGAGGTGGCTGTATGTTTGTGCTGAGCAAACGGAACATCATCCTTCCCGCGCCGGATGGCTCCGCGGATGTCCGGCTGCGGGCGGGCATGATGGAGACCGTGCCGGACTGGGCGGCGGAAACGCCTTACTTTAAGGCGCTGGTGAGGGACGGGAAGATCGTGCCCACGGACACCAGCGACAAGTCTACCCAGACGGCGGCGGACAAGAAGGTCAAGACCCGCCGGGGCAGGGAAGTCACGGAGGAGTGAGAAAGGAGACTGCGGGATGTACTACTGGGGCAAACCTCAATTTTTCGGTGTAAGGGCCGTTGCGGCCAATATCGCCTGCGGGCAGGGAAATTACACGGTAGAGGACTTCCGCGCGGACTACCCGCAGTTTTTCAACAAAGAGGGATACTTCCTGGGCTCTCTCCCCATGCTGGAGCAGATCATCCGGATGGCGAATGGGAGCATCCAGCCGGACCGGTGGCTGGACGGCTGGCGGTATGCGGTGGGGCTCTACGTGGCCCACTACGCCACCCTGTCCCTGCGGGGCTATGCGGAGAGCAACGAGACCCCCCAACAGGCCGCCGCCTCCGGGGCGCTTGTGGGCATGGTCAAGAGTGCAGCACTGGGCGACGCCTCCGTCACCTACGACACCGCCGCCATCACGGCGGGCACCGAGGACTGGGGCGACCTGAACTCCACCACCTACGGGCAGATTCTGGCGAACCGGGCGAAGCTGATCGGGATGGCCGGAACACTGGTCCTGTGAGGTGATGGTATGAATTGGTCTGACTGGTACACCGACGCCATGAGCGTCTACCGGGTGCGGGAGGTTCTGGACGGCAGTCTCACCCGGCATGAGCGGGCGCTGGTGTCTGAGAATATCCCCTGCCGCATTTACCAGAGCGACAACCGGCCCATCAACATGGCAGAGACGGCGGCCAGCCTGAAGGAGTCCGACCATCTGGCCTGTGATATCTCTGTGGATGTGCGGGCCGGGGACGAGCTGGTGATCACCAGAGGCGGCAGGCTGGGAAAGCCGGGGCCAGTCATCCGGGCCTTTGCCGGAGAGCCGAACCTCTACTATGAGCCGTTCGGGGCCATCATCCCGGGGCTGGCCCATCAGGAAATCCGGCTGTTACAGCAGGAGCGTGTGACATGACACTGGAAGAGCGGATTGCACAGCTGCGGGACGCGGAGGCCCGGTTTCCCGGGGAGCTGACCGCCATTGCAAAAGGGGCCACCATCCGGGCCGTGGAAAAGGCCGCGGAGCTGACGCCGCCCACGCTGGACGATCTCTCCGGTACCAACACCCGGTCCGGTGGGATGAAACAGCACTGGGCGTCGGATTCCAAGGTGACCCCTGTCAAGCGCGGCAGGAGCTACCTAACGCATTTGAACAACGATAAGCAGTACGCCTCCTATGTCAACGACGGCCACCGGATGGACCGGCATTTCGTGCCGGGATTGGTCATCAACCCGGAGAGCGGGATGCTGGAGTACAACCCGGACGGAAAAGGCGGCATCGTGGTGGGCACGAAGACCCAGTATGTGGAGGGGCTGTTCATGGCAGAGGCGGCCCATGAGGAATACCATCGGGTAGTTCGTGCGGAAGCGGAACGGCTGCGGAGGATGCTGGAATGAACTTCACGATTTCCACAATTGCAAAGAGTCTGGCGGACTATCTGGCCCCGTCCTTCCCCGGTGTGGCCTTCTACGAGGACCCCAACCAGCAGGGGAGCAAGGCCCCCATGCTGTTTCTCCAGCAGCGGTACGCCTATGTGGAGCCACGGCGGAACAACGGGTATTATCTCCGGCGGATCGGGCTGGACCTGACGTATCTGGTGGACTACAACCTGCCGGACTTGCAGCAGCAGTACCAGCGGGCGGCGGAACAGCTGGACCTGCGGATGGAGACCTTCCCGTACTCCGACGGGACGGACGCCGCCCTGCTGCGGACCTATGACCGGGAGTGGCGGATTGACCTGGACGCGCTTCACTACAAGTTCGAGCTGCGGGTGTGGGTCACTATCCCGGAGGACGGCGTGAAGATGGAGACCATGGACTACGACGAAAGGCTGAAAGATGGCTAAGAAATACAGGCGGGAGGTCCTGCTGCGGGACCCCCGGTTTGCGAAATACCAGAAGGACTTCCTGGGAGTGGTCCTTTCCAAATCCGAATACACCATAGCCGAGGCCGAAAAGGCGGTCAAGGCATTTTTCAAACAAAAAGGAGCGTGATTTGTATGGCTGGCGGCACCTGGCAGAGCCAGAACAAGATTCGGCCCGGCGTCTACATCCGGTTTACTTCTAACCGGGACCTGGGGCTGACGGTCAGCGACCGGGGCACGGTGGCGATTCCGGCGGCCCTCTCCTGGGGCCCGGTGGAGACGGTACAGACCATTGCGGCCGGGGCGGACATGGTCCCGTACACGGGGTATGACATCACCGACCCCAAAAACAGGTTTCTGAACGAGATGTTCAAGGGCACCAACCGGACGGCGGCGCCCAACAAGGTCCTGCTGTACCGCCTGGGGGCGACGGGGCAGAAGCAGGCTGCGGCGGAGATCGCTCCGCTGACAGCGACGGCCAGATATCCCGGCGTCCGGGGCAATGATATCACCATTGTGGTGACCGAGCTGGCGGACCCGGCGGACACCTTCACCGTCTCCACGGTGGTGGGCGGCGTGATCGAGGACCAGCAGACGGCCAAGATTGTGGAGGACCTGACGGCCAACGACTGGGTGACATTCTCTGGAACCGGTGCCCTGGCGGCAAGCGTGGGCGCGCCCCTCACCGGCGGCGCGGACGGCACCCCGGCCTCCAGCGATTATACGGACTTCCTGACGGCCATCGAGCCGTACAAGTTCGACGTGCTGGCCTACGATGGCTCGGACTCTGCCGTGGAGGATGCCTTCCAGGCGTTCATCAAGCGGATCGCCGACGAGGAGGGCGCACAGTCCCAGCTGGTGGCGGCGGGCCTGACCAACCCGGACTCCCGGTACATCACCAACGTGAACTCCGGCGTGGTACTCTCTGACGGAACAGCTTTGACGCCCCAGCAGGTGGTGTGGTGGGCCGCTGGCGCCCAGGCAGGGGCCCGGTACAACGAGTCCCTGACCTACGCCGCGTACCCCGGCGCGGTGGATGTGACGCCGAAGCGGGCCAATTCCGGGTATGAGGAGGCTTTGCAGAAGGGGGAGTTCGTGCTGTTCGCGGACGACGGCGTGGTGAAGGTGGAGCAGGACATCAACTCTCTGGTGACCTATACCACGGACATCACCGAGCCCTACCACAAGAACCGGGTCATGCGACTGCTGAACACCATCGCCAATGACATCTATGAGCAGTTCTCCGACGGTTTCATCGGCGTGGTGAACAACAACGAGGCGGGCCGGATGCAGTTCAAGAGCGCCATTGTGGGCTATCTGCTGGACATCCAGGCAAACAGCGGCATCCAGAACTTCGACGCGGAGGATGTGACCGTGGAGGCGGGCGAGGCCATTGACGCCATCGTGGTCAATCTGGCGATTCAGCCGGTGGATTCCGTGGAGAAGATTTACGTCACCATCTCGGTGAACTGAGGGAGGTGTGATACATGGCGTATTTACTGGCAAAGGACACCCTGAACGGCGCGGAGGGTTCCATCGTCGTGACCCGTGACGGCAAAAACTATGTGGTGGCCGGGATGCGGAACATCACCACCAACGCTGAGATGCAGTCCAACGATATGCGGGTCATCGGCACCCGGACCATCCAGGACAAGCCCAACGGCGCCAAGCTGACGGGCACTGGGAATATCTACTACGGCACCAACCTGTGGACGGACATGGTGCTGGAGTATATCCAGACCGGCGTGATGCCGGAGTTCGACATCCAGATCACCAACCATGACCCCACCACGTCCGTGGGCGCTCAGGTGATGGCCTATTACGGATGCCACCTGACCGGGACCGTCCCGCTGAGCATTCTCAATGACGAGGAGTCCATGCTGAGCTACGACTTCAACTTCGCTTACACCCGGGTGGCCCGGCTGCAATCGTTCAACGACCCGGCACAGCTGGGGAACTAAGGAGGAAACATGAGCAATTTGTCTGCGTTCCTGCATCCCGTGACGGTGCAGGAAGAGAAGGAGATCGTCATTTCCAGACGGTTTTTGGATGAGGACGGCAACCCGGCCAAGTTCAAGATTCGGTCCATTACCCAGGACGAGGCGGACGCGCTGCTGAAGCAGTCCACCCGGACCGTGAAGAAGCGGGACGGCAGCCTGGAGCGGACGGTGGACGACCAGGACTTCAACCGGCGCTTGATCGTGGCGGCCACGCTGGTGCCGGACTTCCGGTCCACGGAGCTGTGCGGCGCCTATGGCGTCATGGACCCGCTGATGGTCCCCGGCAAGATGCTGTTTTCCGGGGAGTTCAGCAATCTTCTCCGGGAGATTCTGGACCTGTCCGGCCTTGGCGGTTCTGTGGAGGACGAGGCAAAAAACTGATCGCCGGGGACGCCTGGGACGTTGACACGCTGGTGGCCTACTACTGCTTTGTCAACCTCGGGTGGGCCCCCGGTCAGTATGACGCTCTGCCCCGGCGGGAAAAGGCCCTGGTGCGGGTCTTTGCCCTGCGGAGCATGGAGGAGAACAAACAGCTGCAGGACAGCTTGAAAAAGAGGTGAGACCGTGGCGGTCATTGAAGATACTCTCCGATTAAATGATGAATATTCCCGAGTCATTCGGGACTACATCAACAATTTGAACCGTGCTGGGAATTCCGCACGAAACGGGGCCAATAGCAACCGCCTGTATGGCAACAGCGCGGCCAATGCCGC